TAAATCTGATGGAACAAAGGTTTATATAGTTGGAAGTGATAGTGATAAAATCTACCAATACTCTCTATCTACAGCTTGGGACATCTCTACAGCAAGTTATGACAGTAAGAGTTTTGATGTAAGTTCTCAAGATACTGGCCCACAGGGGTTATTTTTTAGACTTGATGGAACAAAGGTTTATATAGTTGGGGTCGCTTCTGATAAAATCTACCAATACTCTCTATCTACAGCTTGGGACATCTCTACAGCAAGTTATGACAGTAAGAGTTTTGATGTAAGTTCTCAAGATACTGACCCACGTGATTTATTTTTTAGACCTGATGGAACAAAGGTTTATATAGTTGGGATCGCTTCTGGTAAAATCTACCAATACTCTCTATCTACAGCTTGGGACATCTCTACAGCAAGTTATGACAATAAAAGCTTTAGTGTAGGTTCTCAAGATATTTCTCCAACAGGATTATTTTTTAGACCTGATGGAACAAAGGTTTATATAGTTGGGGCCGCTTCTGATAAAATACATCAATATTCAACAAATGATACTGCACTTCAAGATAAAGTAGTTCAAACTAATTCCAAAACAATTTCAGGTAACATTAAATCAGTTCAGGTTACTGCACTTAAGACAACATCTGCAAATGCAAGTGTAACAGTAGATATAAGCACAGACGGTGGTTCTACATGGGACGCAACAGACCAATCTCTTGACACTATGATTAATTGTGATGAGGATAACACAAGTCTTGTTTTAAAATTTAATTTGAACGCTCCTGACACTGAATCGCTTGCTTCAATTTATGGTTATGCGGTTCAGGTTTGGACAAGTTAGATAAGAAAAAATGACATTTTACCTTAAATTTTGGAACTGGTTAAGAAGAAATAAAGAAATAGAAGAATTAGAGGGCATCATAGAAAACCTGCAAAAAGAAATAATAAGTTATGCCGATAGGGTGAACAAATTAAAAATAAAAATAAAGGAGTTAGAGGAACAGATGACAAGACGGAAACAACAAATTAAGAAACCAAAGATAACTAACAATATCCATATACAATATTTAAATGCCCTGCTCCAAATGAAAGCCAAATGCCCTAATGTTTTCTTGAGTGATGTCTACTTTGACCTGACTACTTTAAAAGAATATAAGAGATTTATCAAAAAAGACTTAACAGATTTGAGGAAATACAAAGCAGAAGAATTTGACTGTGATAATTTTGCTAAAGTTATGTGGTATTTTTCAGGCAAATGGCAATCTACAATGGCTTTTGGGATAGCTTGGAGTAGGACACACGCATTCAACTGGTTTTTAGATGATAAATTTCAAATTTATGTTTTAGAACCACAAACAGACAGGATATTCAAAATAGAAGAAACAAAAAGTAAAAAGCAATACTACCCTTGGAGGTTGGCTATATGCTAAAATGTATATGAATAACCTTAATACAGAAGAAAGTATACTCTTAGAAGAGGAATTTGAAAGAGAAAAGTATTTTGAAAAGCACATTAAAGAGCAATTTAATATTGACTACCTAAAGGGGTTCAAAAAAGGAATAAATACCAGAAAGGATATAGAAAAATCAGAAAAGAGGTATTATTCCAAATTGATAGATAAAAGAATAGATGAATTAACACAATACAATGGCTACAAGGAATGAGAAATTAGGAGAAATTAATGCAGTTTTGCATCTGCTTAAAGATGAGGTTCATGGGCATAACCTGAAACTTGATAAGGTTGAAAATAGTCTGGTTGAGTTGAAAGAAGGATTTAGGAACCATCTTTCTTCTCATGAGAAGTTTGAAAAGAATGCTAAATGGACAGTAGGAACTGCCATTACACTTGCTATCATCTTATCTCAAATCATAATTAAGTTAATTTAAATGGAATTAATTGACTATACCATAGAAAGAAAAGGAAGAGGAGATAAAGTCTTTAATCTCTGCCCTCTCGGAGATATTCACTATGGGAACAGTAGTTGTGATGAAGAAGCATTACAAAAAGCAATTAATTGGATTAATAAGATAGATGCTTATGTGATTGGAATGGGAGATTATTTAGATGCCATTAATATGAATGATAGAAGATTTGATGTAAGACAAGTAAAAAAGGGATTAAGTTTAGATGACCTTGTTTCTGAACAGTTTAAAGGAATTACTTATTATCTTGACCAGATTCCAAAAGATAGATGGATAGCAATGCTAACAGGGAATCACGAAGAAACAATCAGAAAAAGATACTTTAGGGATATTACTCAAGAACTTTGTGATAGATATGAAATTCCTAATTTAGGTTATTCTGGCTGGATAAGACTTATGTTTAGAAGAAAGACAAAGGATACAAAAAGACCTGCTGTTAACACTTTAAAGATATTTGCTCATCACGGTTATGGTGGTGCAAGGTTCAGACCAACAAAAAGATGGAAAATAGAGCATTTAAGAGATGACAAAGAGTATGACATTATGATTATGGGCCATATACATACTTTGGACGCTTCAAGAAGTGTAAGACAAACTATTCCAAACAAGGGAAAACTTTTCTTAAAGGAGAAGACAACTATTGAAATGATTACAGGAACTTTTCTAAAATCAAGTTCAGTAGGTAATACTAACTATGGTGAAATAGCAGGTTTTGGTGCTGAGAAGACAGGGGTAGGAACTATTGTAATCAATTTTGTAAAAGAAGATTATAAGAAAGGGAAAGAGAAGATAGATTTACACTTTAGGATTTAAAAATATTCGAAATAAATAAATTTATAAAGCCAATAATATATAAATAATGGAGGTAAAAAATGAAATCAAAACCATTTTGGAAAAGTAAATCAGTTTGGTTAGGAATCGTTGCGTGTATATATGGTGTGGTTAAAGGTCTAACAGGTGGAACATTCAGTATTGAAGAATTAACAGCTGTCTATACAGGGTTAGCCACAATATTCTTAAGGTTAGGTATAAACTAATATTCAATTCAATTGAAATTGAAAGGAGGTTTTACAAATGGCAAAAGAAACTAATTGGGGATTACCTTTAGTTCTACTGATTATAGGGCTGATAGCAGGTGGTTTATTCACTTATGAGGTATTTCCCAAGACTGTAACAGAAACTGTAAAGGAAACAGTAGAAGTTCCAGTGGAAGTAGTAAAGGAAGTAGAAGTGATTAAAGAAGTTCCAACTGAAATAGAAGTTGAAGTTGAAAGGGATTATTTACATGAAGCTTTAGATGACTTTCTCGCAGAACTTGAAGATAAAGATAAGTGGCAAGAGTGTGGAGGAGACAGGTATGATTTTGCACAGATAGAAGTTAGCAGACTATATGATGTGTGGGACTTGCGTGTAGATGGTGAAGACTATTGGGTTGACTTTAGAGTCAGGTTGAAATACCTTGACACAGATACTGAAGACAAATGCTATAAAACATTTTATCCAACTGTTTACTATGAAGAAGATGAAGACCCAGTGGTTGTTACTGTGAAGAAAATAGATACTTTATAGATGCAGTAAGACTTCTTTATTCCTTATTTTTTTATTCCTTTCTTTTTTATTTTCTTTTAACTGCAAAGTAATAAATTAAGACTACAAAATAATAAACAAAAAACGAAAGATTTATAAAGGGTAGATTACGTTAATGGTCATAAAAATATAAAACTTATAGTATAATTATTATTTAAAAAATGAAATCATAAACAATAGCTTAAGTAGAGATTAAGTGAAATCAAGTAAGAAAAGTAAAAGTTACTATCAGGAAACCATTTAAACAAAATTAGGAAAAAGGAAAAAGGAGGAGAGAAAATACTGAAAATAAGAATAATAATTATAATATAAAATTTATAATTTTACGAACAAAAATGGGAAGAAAAAAGACAGGAAAAAGAACAGAAACAGTGGCCTTTAGCTTGGATTTGGATATTGCTACTTATTTGAGAATGGTCAGAAATTCCAGCAGATATGTAAACGATGCGATCAGGCAAAAAATAAAAAGAGAAAAAAATTTAGAGGTGCTGTTGAAAGAAATTAAAAGAGAGAAGAGAAAAATAGCAATGGAAATGACTAAGCTTCAAGAAAGAGAGGAAGAAGTTTTAGAAAAAATAGAAAGAAAGAAGCAAGAGCAAAAAAGAATATCCGACGCATTATTCAATTCATATTAACTGCAAAGTAATAAATGAAAAACGAAAGATTTATAAAGGATAGATTACATATACGTAATATAAAAATTAAATAGGAGGGTTCAAAAAATGGAAATACCAAAAAAAATTGTAAAAAATGCACAAAAAATAGCAAAGGAAAATTTGGCACTCGTCGAAAGAGAATGGACAATAACACAGATGCAAAAAATTAGAGAGGTACATGAGAAAATAGATAAGGAATTGGATAAATTATACACTCTTCAGGCAAGAGGTATAAACACAACAGCGGAGAAATGGATGATAAGGGATATACTGGATTTTTTCGATACCCGGAATAGTTCAAAATATTGCAGGAAAAAAATCAGGGAATTTAAAATGAAAATGGGTGACCTAAGATGAAACTTGAAAGGAGGGTTCAAAAAATGGAAAATAAAACAAAAGAAGTAAATTTAAAAATATATACCCTGAAAGGAAGAAGGCGTCTGGCTATTGCCTACAAAATTGGAAGTAAAATAAAAGGTTATAATATTCCTTTAAAATGCTAAATAAACGAAACCAGCTGGAGGAAGGAAGAATTCTAATGAACTCTCCGACCTTCCTGGCGTCTAATATAAAACATAAATAAAAATAAATAAGGAGGTTAAGAATGGGAAAACAAAAAATAGAACTTTACGAGGTTAAAGAAAAAGAGACAAAGGCCGGAAAAAAGATGTGGACTGCAAGCACTGATATTGGCCCAATGTCAGTATTTAACGAGGAACTTGCAGAGACATTATCGGAAGAGGGTGTAGGAAAAATATGCGAAGTAGAAACAATAACAAAGGGACAATATACAAATATAGTGGATTTCACAGATACCTTTGGAGAAATAGACCAGAAAGATGCAACGATCTTTGGAAATAGGAAAATAAATAGAAACAATAGAAACATAAATCCAGAATACATTGTAAACATACAAGGCAAGGAATTTATTACAGCAAACGGATTGTTGGCCATTGCACAAGAAGAGGGGGGGATAGAAAAGATGGAAATTTTAAACATAGAGGCAAATTTTGAAAAAAAATGGGCATACGCAACAGTGAGGATTACTATGAGGGATCGCAGAATATTCGAAAATATAGGAAGTGCAACACAAGATAACCTTAAACCGAATATGCAGAAGAACTTCATAGAAATGGCTGTGACGAGAGCACAGAGCAGAGCATTACGAATGGGCTTAAACGTAGATTATTGCTCAGCAGAGGAGGTATAAATGGAAGTTACGGATAAACAAGAAACCCTTGAAGATTTGTGCATCTGGTATAAAAGCCCAAGCATAACGGAAGAAAATCCATACTATGAAAAGTGCATGTTCAGGTGCGATGGATATGACAAGAGGTGTCCTTATTATGCACCAATCAAATATATAAAAGAAGAAAAAGCAAGGGAGGTTAAGAATGAGTGAAAGTCAAAGTAGATATAGCATTATGGAAGAGCTAAATCAAAAGAAGTTGAACCTAAAACGAAAGATAGCGGATTTAGAAAGAGATTTCTCTCTAAAAGAGATAAATCATAAAGAGCGTATACAAAATTTACAGAATGAGATTACTTTTGAAAAAGCAAATTACAAACAACAACATATGAATTGGAAAACCAAGAAACAACTTGAAATACAAATGAAAAAAAGAGAATTGACACAGACTATTGAGAATTTGAAAGAAGAAATAAAAACAGCAGACAAAAACTATGAAAAGATACATGAAGAAAAGATTAAAGCTAAAGAAAAGGAGAAAGCAAATATAGAAAAACAATGGGAACAATTTGCAAAAATTAGGCAAAAGGACATAGATAACTTGCAAGAAGAGTCAAAAGAAATAGACAAGGCTATTGAATCTCTTAAAGAAATGAGTCAACTTCAAGAAAGTAAAAAATAATTTTTCCAATACTATGGGAGGGATAATGCGGTGGAAAAGAAGAAGAAGCCATGTGCTACCGCTTTTCATGTAAGCATTTTTGAAGGTAAAATGGCTCCTGAACTTTGGGAAACCAAAGCCCTCCCACCAAAATAAAAAATTGGAAGTTCAAAATGGTAAGAGGAAGTAAAGCGTATTTAATTGTTTTTTCCTATGGGAAACGATATGTAGAAGAATTGGACGAATTTACAGCTGATTATCCATCTGTTCCAAGAGAACGAGTAAGAAAAGAAATTAGAGACATTTGGTGGTCTGGTAGAACTAATTTTTCTGGTTATGGTAAAAGAATAATGATGTTTACTTTGACTGGAAAAGACAGAAAATTAAAATTAAGTTTAAAAAAAAGCAAGGGAGGTTAAAAATGGTTGAACTAAAAACCTTGAAAGATTTAGAATATGCACAAGAAGAAGCACCTGGGGAACTTAAATTTAAAGTGGATACAAAAAGGTTAAGACAAGAAGCAATAAAATGGATCCAAAAATTGCAATTAATAGATAAAATAAGAACCAAAGATATGGAATTAATAGATGAGGCTCCAGAAGAACATTTATATGACCACCCAGAATTAAAGTTTTCAATATCTCAGAGGAGGATTTAAAATGACAAATGGATTTATGGATTTTATATCTATGTGGGGAAATTATGAAGAAAGAAAAGTTGATAGATTTGAGAAAGAAGGTTTGCTTATAGATACTTGTGCAGTAAATGATTCGGATAAACCTTTTGAAACAGCAATATCTCATCCAATGTTTAATGATGGTAAATTAGTTGTTGTTGAACTTTATGACACAAAAGAACAGGCACAGAAAGGACATAACAAATGGGTTAAAATAATGACTAAAAAGAAATTACCAAAAAGTTTAAAAGATGTTTCAACAGCAGAAGTTGCCAAATTATGTGATGCTATAGGTGGTGATAAATGGAGAAATATAAAGAGGAGGACTTAAAATGAAACTAAAAACATTGAAAGATTTGGAAAAAGTATATACTTCGAACATGGGACATTATCATTTTGTTAAAAATTTAAAACAAGAAGCAATTAAAAGATTTAAGTATTGGATAGATTTTAAAAACAACCAGCCAGCAGACCAATTAGTTAATGAAATGCAAATATTTGGAAGACTAGCAGAATTAAGAGATTTCTTCAACATAACAGAGGAGGACTTAAAATGAATGGCAATTTAGAATGGAATCAATTAATGGAACTTATAAAAATGAAAAGAGATAAACCAGAAGAATATAAACAACTATTGAAAGATATGGTTGAAATTATGAAGGATATACAAGAAGCTGTAGCTAATAGTTTGGAGAAAAATTTAAAATGAAGATATATGTTGATGGAAGCGGTTGGAACGGGAAAGAGAGCAAAGCAATAGTTGTTAATGAAAAAAAGATTATTTCAAAGATAGTAACTTCGGAAAAAAGAACCAATAACGAGATGGAGTATAAAGCACTTATAGAAGCCTTAAAGTATGTTATGGATAACAAAGTCAAAGATGCAATAATCTGCACAGATAGTCAGTTGGTTGTAGGTCATACTACAAAAAATTGGAGAGTAAAAGCAGAGAACCTTTATCCTCTTGTTCAACACGCCATAAAACTCATTGAGGTCACTAATGCAAAAATAAAATGGATACCAAGAGAAGAAAATAAAGCAGGACATTTGTTAGAGAAATTTCCAAGTGTATTTCAAATAGGAGAAGAAAAGCAAAGGCATTTAGAGATATGTATCTTAAATGAGCAGTTAGTAGGTCTTAGAATATTAGAAGGAAAAGATGAAAAGAAAGGCAAAATTTTAGGGAGTATTGTAGTTGATGTTAAAGAACTTAAATCTAAATTAGGAGGAGATAAATTAAAAGTGAAGTATTCTACAACAAAATTCCGAATTAAATTTAAATAAAAAACTTGAAATGGGATTAAAAAATGAAAAAAGTTGCAAGAAAAGAAGATAATAAGAAAAATCAAAAAATAGAGTTGACTTCCTATAGAATAAATAGAAAAATATTTGAAAAATTCTATGCTAAAGACGTCAAACAATTCATAAAAGAGATTATAGATGAGATTGAAATGTTGAAAAAGGAATGGGAAAGTGTAGCTCCAGAGTATCGTAGAACTACTCAAGAAGAAGAAATAATTGAAGATTTAGCCAATTTAATTTTAATAATAAAACAAAAATGTGGAAAAGAATTAAAAATATGGGTATGAAAATGGAAAACTTAAAAGAGAAGGATTTAAAGTAATAAGAATCTGGGAGCATGAGATTTTACAAAATCCAGAGAAACCAATCAAAAGAATAAATAAATATCTGAATAAAATAAAAAATGACTAAAATGCCTAATTTAAATAAACCAAAAGGAATTGTTGCTGTAGATTTGTTTTGCGGAGCAGGAGGTCTTACAAGAGGACTGTTAGATGCAGGCATAAAAGTAGTGAAAGGATTTGATATAAATCAGAGATTTAAGAAAACTTACGAAATGAACAATCCAGGAGCAAAATTTATTCCAAAAGACGTAAGCAAAATCAACAAAAAAGAGATATTGGAGGGAATAAACAAAAGCACCGATTATTTTCTTTTGGCAGGATGTGCTCCGTGCCAACCTTTCTCAACAATAAACAAACAGAATTCTGAAGGAGATCGTCGCAAATGGCTCTTGCTTGAATTCGGCAGGTTGGTTGAAGAAACCAAGCCCAATTTTATATTCATCGAAAAATATAGAATTCTCATTAGAAATAGGGGAGAATTTGAAGCAACAAGCCGGAAAAGATGCATTTGTAGATATTGAAGAAAAAGAGAAATTTACTCTTGTAATTCTAAAGGATATTAAACAAAAAATAAAACAAAAATCAGGATTTGAGGAGTTGAAATGAAAAGGAAATACAAACTAACAAAAAAGAAGAAACAAATGGGAAGTATTACACTATATAGAATTAAATCGCTTAGAAGTTTTGGAGATGTTAAAAAAGGAGAACTTGGTGGTTGGATTGAATCTGAAAATAATTTGAGTCATAATGAAAATGCTTGGGTATATGAAAATGCTAATGTATATGGAAATGCTAGAGTATCTGGAAATGCTGAGGTATATGGAAATGCTAATGTATTTGGAAATGCTAATGTATTTGGAAATGCTAAGGTATTCCAACAACAACTTATTAAAACGGGACATATCACAAAATCTCTTGAAGATTTGAGATATTCTATTATAGCACAGCTTGGGATAGTTCCATACAAGAAATTTATTTTGTATAAAAAAGTAAAGAAAGTTAAAGAAGGTGTTTATCATTCTCTTTATAATCATAATTTTTTCTATTATGATGGAAAAATAGCAAAAGTAAAAGATTATGATAGGTCAAACGAAGGCTGTTCAAGAGGAATACATCTTTCCCATCCTCTTTATTGGGATAGGGGGGATACTTTAATTGCTTGTGAAGTGAACTTTAGAGATGTGATTACTTGCCAAGAAGGAAAGATAAGGGTTAAGAAATGTAAAGTGATAGGAGAAGTTAAAATATGAAATTTGAATTTAGATTAGACGATTTAATAGAATTAGCAAGTATAAGGAAGATGTTAGATAGAAATTTGCAGAAAGGAAAACAGGCACTTACAAGGTTTATAAATGATTTAAAGGAAAGGATGGAAAAAGGAATGAAAGGAGGTTGAAAAAATAAAATGAAAAGAACAAATGTGTCTGATTGGGATAATCCAAGACAAAGCAATCAAAAAATACCAGAAACTGAGGAGATGATCATTGGAATTGAAGCAGAAACTATCCAAACATTTATCGGAGGAAAGAAAAAAATAATTACTTTGAGAATAACAACTGACAATTACAGAAATAGTTTTGTTGTTGATTATGATACTGGAAAATATTTTAGGATAGGTCAATTAATAAGAACAAAGAGAGAAAATTTAAAATATGAAAAGAACATCTAAAATACTCCTTGAAGCAATAATGAACATAGAAGAGCAGTTGTCAGCAGACGATTTAGCTTTATATGGGTTGGAATATACCTGTGATTTATTCAAACAAATGCTCAGACGTGAGATAGAGTTGTATTTAGAGGAGGAAATTGGGAAATGAATAAAAAAGAATTAATAAAAGCAAGGAGAGAAAATTGGCACAAGTATCATATCCCAAATCAAACTTCGATGTATAGGTTAAAGATAAATGCAATATTCATTTCAACGGCAAATTCACTTAAACATGAATTGAAAAAATTAGAGGTCTGTTACAATTTGAGGAAACAGGGACACAAATTTATAACAGAGGCAGAAAGGAATCAGTTGGACAAAAGAGGAAATAAAAGAAGGGTAGATATTGTTGACCTGGACACTGGAATTGAGTATGAAGTGGAGTGCGACAAAAAAAGGGCTGAAAGATTCAAGGGACAGGAGAATATAAAGGTTGTAAGATGTTAATAATCCTACAAAGGTGACCAATATCCGTAAAGTTTATATACTTGTAATTACAAGTATAAAACAATATGTCAAGAAGTGAAGAAATATTGAGAAAGCCAGACCCAACAATAAAAAGAAGAAATATCTATGTGGCCACTTTAAACAAGGTGAAATCATTTCTAAAAGATCAAATAGAACCCGTCTTTAAATCAGAGATAGTAAGAAGCATAGGGATAAATTATGATTCTTTGAACTTCGCTTTGAATATAATACCAAATGTCAAAACGAACAAAGAAGGAAAGATTCATTTGAATAAAAAAGGGGGTGAGGAGGTGTAAAATTTATAGATTCTTGATGCAAAAGAGGTATGTCCAGCTGTTGTTTAAAATAGCAGATACAAAAAGAAGAAACATATACCAATTAAGCAGGGCAGTCAATATGACTCCGAGCCATCTAACGAGAGTAATGAGCCAATGGCACAGAGAAAGGCTAATAAATAAAGTCAGAACCAAAAAAGATGAAAGAGAGTTTGAAATAGAGCTGACAGAAATAGGAAAGGAAGTTGTAGAGATAGTCAGAAAATACAACAAGATAGCAAGGAAACAAATGGACATCGCAAAGGATATCTCGAAAGAAGAAGTTAAATAAAAGGACAATAGTTTATTATTTTTTATATGGTCTTTATTGTGATGGCCATCGATATATACAAAATAAAATTGTAGGAGGAAAAAATGAATGAAGAAAAAGTGGAAAGTTCTGTAAGTTTTGATGAAAGGAGAAAGGAGCTAACACATAAGACAAAGGAAGAGAGACCAGCAATGATAGGAAAAACAAGAATAGGAAAATTAAGAATAGAAAGTGAAGGAATTTACAACGAGGAAGGAATAAGGGAAATCTTGAAGAATCTCAACCAGAGAAGAACAAACCTTGAGCAGAATATCAAGACTCTTAAAGAAGCCAAAGAAGAAGACCAAGACTTCACTGAAGAAGAAATTAAGGAAATTAAAAAGTTCAAGAAATTGCAAGAAAAACTTAAAGAAATGAACAAACATGAAGAACAAAGAAATCGGCTTGAAGGGCTTGAGAAAGAACTCAAGAAAGTAAGAAAGGACATAGCAGACATAAAGCAGGCAATAGGAAACAGGCTTAAACTATGAAAGCAATGTAGGGAAATGGTTATCCCGTTGCCCCCATGAGGCAGAGATAGGTGGTTCGATTCCACCCATTGCTATTTTAATACAAAAAAATGAAAATAGAAACAATAAAAATAACAGAGGAAAAAAGTGCACTTACAATAGTCTTTAGTCCTGGATGTGTTTTTCATAAAATTATTGAATTTTGTCCAATAGCATTTAAAAAAGGAAAAAAACCAAAAATAAATAAAGAATTTGTTAAAAATAAGAATAATATCTTTGATTTAGAATTTACTAATTTTTTAGAACATTTAGAAACTTGGTATGCACATAGAGATAATACGCAAGAATATTTACATCCTACTCAAAAACCAATTAAGTTAGCAGAATTTTCTATAAAAGCATTATCAGAAGTAAATGATATTGTTATTGATTTTTTTGGAGGGACAGGTTCAACTTTATTGGCATGTGAAAGATTAAACCGAACTTGTTATATGATGGAAATAGACCCAATTTACTGTTCTGTTATAATAGAAAGATGGGAAGCATTCACAGGTAAAAAATCTAAAAAAATAAGTTAAAATGGTTGCGAAAGATTACGATTCAAGCAGGTTAAATTGGAGAGAAAGAAGAGCAGAAATCCGCAGGATAATTGAAGAAATGGGACTTTGGAATATATCTAAAACCGCAATGGCTAAAAAGTTTAATGTTTCAGAAGGACTAATTAGACACGATATAAAACAAATAATAAAAAAAATACCTGCGTCAGAGTTAGAAGAACCTTGTTTTGAATTTTTTAAAGCATACAAAAAGGCCCAAAAAGAACTAAGAAAAATAATGTTAACTGGAGAAACAAAAGAAAAGATACAAGCAATAAAAGAACTAACCAATTTAGGCGAAAAATTCACAAGGCTTTTAGAGGATTATGGTCTAAAGGAAAAAATAGCAGAAAAACTTGAGATTGAAAACAGACCAAATGTTTTGACCTATGATGATATAAGAAAGGTAATAAAAGAGAAAAATGGAGAATCCAATCAAAGAAATAATAAATAAGAAGGATGTAAAATCTTTAGTAAAACTTTTCTTTGATATAAAATTAACACCAAAACAAGAGGAAATAGTGAGGATAATAGCTTATTCTGAGCACAAGAGGGTAGTCATAAGTGCCATGACAAGATGGGGGAAGTCAATGAGTGTGAGTTTAGGCATTCTACTTTATATCCTTTTTAATGAAAACAAGAAAATAAGATTGATAGCACCAACTTATGACCAGACTTCTATTTTAAGAAATTATATAGCCGAAAATATAGTAAAATGTAGTTTACTTATGGAAATATTAGAGATTGAAACAAGGGGAGTAGAGAGGATAAAAAAAGAAGTAAGCAAGAAAAGGATGACTTTTAAGAATGGTTGCGAATTCATGCTTTTGTCAGCAGAGGGAGAGGCAAAGCGTTTATTAGGTTTTGGTGGTGATTTGATAGTCTTGGACGAAGGGTGCCTAATAGATGAGGAGGTCTATAGGACAAAAATATCAAGAATGCTTGGAGACAGACCAAACAGTACTCTGATTGAAATAGGTAATCCTTGGAACAGAGATAACCAGATGTGGAAGCATTGGATAGACCCCAAATTTAAAAAAATTCATATTAGTTGGAAAAAAGCATTAGAAGAAAAAAGAACGACAAATGAATTCATAGAAGAGCAAAGAGAAAGACTAACAAGCAGGGAGTTTCAGATATTGTATGAGGCAGAATTTCCAGAAGAGAGCGAAGATTCCTTATTTAAATTGAGAGATATACAAAATTCTTTCAAGGCACCTATAAATATCCAAAAAGGCACAAAAATTATAAGTTGTGATGTTGCTGATCGAGGAGGGGATAGAACAGTTATTATGAAAGGATTTTCTAAGAACAACAGATGGCAAATAACAGAAGTATACGCAGAAGATGTAAGTGATAATATGCAAGTAGCTGGAAGGATAGTCAATAAACATAAAGAATTCAAAGCAGATAGGATACACATAGATAGGATAGGTGTTGGGGCTGGAGTATTAAGCAGGGTCAAGGAAGTTCTCAAGAATTCAAAAGTCAAGGTAAAAGGATGCCATTTTGGAGAAACAGCAAATAATAGTGATCGTTTTCTAAATCAAAAGGCTGAAAATTACTTCAAACTAAAAGAAATCTTTGGGACAGGAAGAATAAAAATCATACCAAACAAATGGAAGGACTACATCATAAATGACTTAACTAAAATGAAGTGGGAATTGACAAGTGCTGGAAAAGTCAAGATAATAGACCCCGACAAAAGTCCTGATTTTGCCGATGCATTAGTTTATTTTATTTGGAGTGATAAGAAAGAACTTGTATTCGACTTCATTTAAACTTTTTCTTTTAAGCAAGAATATTTATAAATATTGAGGTTGTTGTGTGGTTCATAAAGTTAGATAAATGAGGATTATCATCCCCCGAATAACCTCTTTTACACAGGAGAGATCTTAATCCAACGGTCTCTCCTTCTTTATGTTCATGGCAGTAAAAAAAACATTTGGAAATTTATTTGGATTAATCAAGGAAAAAAAGTCTGTACCACCTGTTGATGCAGTGAGCGAATTGCCAAGAAATGGAATTCCTAAGGCCTATATTCCTAAATTTCTTTATAAGCCTCCTTTCGGATATCCTCGTTTTGTGGATTTGCCTAACATCAGAAGGCTTGCAAGCATGCCAACTGTTGAAATGTGCATAACTACAATAGTGGATGAGATTTCTGCAATTCCATGGGATATAGTTCTTGATGATAAATTAGAGCCGACAGCAAAAACAGACCAGCAAATCAGGCATGTAAGACAATTCTTTGAAAATCCTAATACCAACAAGGAAAGTTTTGAGCAGATTATAAGGAAAGTTGTAAGAGACATTTTAGAGATAGATGCCGGGCTAATTAACAAGGTTTTCAATAAGAGGGGGGAAATGGTGGAGATTATAGCCCGTGACGGATGTTTGCCTTATAATTCATATATTGAAACTGATAAAGGAATAAAAAGAATTGGTGAAATAGTTAAAAATCGTTTAAAGGTTAATGTTAAATCTTATAATATCAAAGAAAATAAAATTGAATATAAACCAATTGTTAACTGGTTTAAAAATGGAACAACAACAGAATGGTTAAAAATAAATACATTTACAAATACAAAACACAGGAATTTAACTTGTACACCAAATCATAAAATTTATACTAAAGAAGGTTATAAATTAGCAGGAGAGTTATCAGTAGGAGATATTTTATATACAACACAAAAAAAAGAGGGGGCAGGGGAAAAAGTAAAAGAAACAGAAATAAAATCTATTGAGAAAGTAGAGAGATATGATACTAAATATGACATAGAAGTTCAAGATAATCATAATTATTTTGCTCATGGAAAACTTATAAGTAATTCAACATTTACAAAGAACCCGGATATTTTTGGGATGATGACGAACAGAGAGGATATAATATTCGCTCCTAATATAGTGTATCCAAGAGAGGTTGGAAAATTAAAAGTTGCCGGTGGAATGATGGAGCCAGGGTGGATCACTGCGGCTGATGCAAGGGAAAAGGCGGCATACTTCCAATATGGGTGGATAACAGGGGCAAGGCCAGTGCCATTCGGAAAGAGGGAGATAATCTGGTTTGAAAGAAATCCAAGAACAGATAGCATATACGGCAGGTCGCCAGTAGAAGTCTTGGCAGACACTATCCAAACCCTGATTTATGCCATTGAGCATAATCTGGAATATTTCAATGATAATTCTATTCCAAAGGGAATCATAGGCCTTGAGGGAAGCGATGCGGACGAGATTAAGGCATTTAAAGACCAGTGGATGGAACAGCAGAGAAAAAGAGACAAGGCAGGCCAATGGAAAAAAGTATTCCATCATATTCCAATAGTGGGGAAGATGCCAAAGTTCGAAAGGCTGCAGTTTACAAATGCAGAATTAGAGCTATTGGAAGGCCAGAAATGGTGGTCTAAAATGGTGTGGGCTTCGTTTGGAGTTACCCCTTCAGAGTTAGGGTATACTGAAAATTCAAATAAAGCCACAGAGATAATTCAAAGTTCGGTATTCAGGAGGAAGGCAATAAATCCTATATTAAGGTTATTAGAATATAAAATCAACCATGAGATAATAAGCGAGTTCCAATATGAAGGGATAAAATTTAAATTCCTTATTTTTGATACGGAAGAGGAAAAGAAGAAGTATGAGTTATACAAAATACAAATAGATTCAGGAATAAAAACAGTGAACGAGATAAGAGCAGAGGAGGGATTAGAAAAGGTAGAATGGGGGGACAAGCCACCAAAAAATTGGCAGACACCCCAATCAAGCTTTAGTTTTGGCGGTGGATTTCCACCAAGAGTGCCGACACTTCCAGAAGAGGAGGAAAGGCAAGAAGAATCTACAGAATCGGCTAAGAAGGAAAAGAAAGCTATTGAACTAAAACCATTTGGTAAATATGCCAACTTTGCAGATTGTGTAAGAGATAATAGAGACAAAAAAAATCCAGAAGCCTATTGCGCAGCACTTCACAAAAAGATAACAGGCAAATGGCCAACAGAAAAAGCTTTGGCAACAACCCAAAATGGAGAGAAAAATCCCTTAATTTTAGAAGAGTTTGAAGTTCCAACATCAGACAGACTTCTCAGAAGCATAAAATATTTGCTAAAGCAAAATGAAAAAAAGATAAAAGAATTATTGGAAAAGGAAGCAGGAAAGGAAACTCTGGTAAAAATAAAAAGCATTGATGATATAGCCAAAGCAATAAAGAACATCGTTACTTTTGAGGGTTTGAGAACCATAAGCGATGCTGTCATAAGACATACATTTGTTGTAGGTTGGGATAAAGCTGAAAAACAGGTTGATAAGAGGCTCATGATGAACAAGGATGCAATAAAATATATTCAGGATTACACATTCAACAATATAGTTGGGATGACCAATGAGATAGTGGATGACTTAAGGCAGGAATTAGAAAGGGGGATAATGGCCGGAGAAGGAATTGGTAAATTGAAAAAAAGAGTAAGCAAGGTTTTTGATGTCGGCGAAAACAGGGCGGAAATGATAGCGAGGACAGAGACAGCAAGGGCAGAGGGCGCAGGCATGAATCTGGCAATAAAGCAATCTGGCGGGAAATTCAAAAAGAAAGTAATAGCCACAATAGACGGTCGGACAAGCGAATTATGCAAAAGGCTGAACGGACAAACTGTTGGGCTGTACGAGAAATTTAAGGACTCTGTAACTGGGCAGGAATGGGAGCATGAGCCGTTTCACGTTGATTGCAGGAGCAAGGTAATTTATATCCCTGAAACAGAATAATTAATCAAAAGAGCAAGAATATTTAAATAATCAAAAAAAAATTCTAAAAAAATGGAAGAACCAAAATTTATATTTAGTTCTGGTCCCATCGAATTGAAGGAAATAGAGAAGGACGGAAAAACTCATTTCTATACTGAGGGATATATAACCACAGAAGATCAGGACTTAGTAGATGACATAGTCACAAAGGAGTGCATGGTGGACATGGGCGAACAGATGAAGTCAAGAACGATTAAACTCGATGTTGAACATGAGAGTTTCAGGGGCAAGAATGATTTTGAATTGGAGCTAAACAAAACAATAATTCCAATAGCAAAGATTGATGATTTTGTAATAGACAAGAAAGGGATAAAGATTCTGTCAGAACTTAACACATATTCAAAAAGATTTAACGAAGTAAGAGGAAGCCTGGAGAACGGTTTTCTTGACGCATATTCTATCGCATTTATACCAGAAAAGTATAGAATAGTAAACAAGGATGGAAAGCAGGTAAGAATGCTGGATAAGATTAAACTGCTGAATGTAGCATATACTGGAAATCCAATCAATCCAAATGCGAGCATAACCTCTGTTTTTGCCAAATCCCTTGACTATCTGGAGGAGAAGGCAAGAGGGGAAGGCCAGGGGGATGGAGGAGAAAGACAAGGTGATGCCGGAGCAGATTATTGTTATTGTCCAAAATGCAAGAAAAAAATAAAGCATGAAAAAGGGAAACCTTGCAATAAAATTAAATGTCCTGAATGCGGGACACCAATGGAGGGAGTAGAGCAGAAGGATGCGGGAGTAAAAGACGAAAGACCGCCAAAGGAATGGTTTGACAGATGCGTCAGGGCAGTTACCAAGAAGCCGGGAGTAAGCGATCCAGAAGCGTTATGTGGATGGATTTACTACCATAAACTTGGGGGCAAGGATTTAACCTTTAATCCAGATCATACTCATTTAAAATTAAATGAAGATCATATATTAAATAAAAAGGAGGAACAAATGTCAGAGGAAGAGAAAGAAACAATTGAAGCTGAGAAAGAAAAGACTACTGAAGAAAAAATGGAAGCAAAAGGAGCAGAAGGAAAACCAATAACAAGGGAAGAAATAGACAAAGTAAAGAAAGAATTAGAGGAAGTGAAAGCTATTCTTGAAAAACCCATTTTTAAGAGTAAACAGGAAGTAAAATCAAAAGAAGAAGAATTTAGTGAGCAAAAAGCTGTAAATCCTCTTGATGTGATAGCATGAAAATGGAAAACAATATGAATGTAGGATATACTGGAGTTGGAAGCATGCAGGGCATTGATGTAAAAAGTGCTTATGCGCATTCCTTTGGAGTTTTAGGTGATGAAACAAGGTACGTAGATGTATGGCAAGGAATAGATACAAGACCTCAACTAAAAGCGGCTTTCAATATAGGTATTCAAAGAAAAGCATTGACTTCAACTACTGGAGGAGCAGGAACAGCATCATATGCTATGATACCTGTTTATGTTGATCCAAGAATAGTGGATACAACAAGAAAGTTTACACCATTAGTTGAGTTAATTCCGAGAGTGACTAACCAAGGTAGGACAGCAGACTACAATGTAATAACAGCAAAAGGCGGAGCTTATGTAGCAGCAGAAGGTGCAGTGCTACCAGAAAAAAATGATACTTATAACAGAAAGAGCACTCCAATTAAGTATTTGTACTCAGTAGGAAGAGTCACAGGACAAGCACAGGCAGCTTACCCTTCTTACATACTTGAAGGCTTTCAGCCAACAGGTACTGGACTTGGTGGAGGAAGCCCTTTCAGTACAAGTGGTGCTCCAAATGCAAAACAACTTGATGTAGTGATGAAAGCAAGGGAGCTAAGAGAACTTGAGGAAGATCTCATAATTAATGGAGACACAAGTTCTGATGCGAGGGAATTTGATGGTATTGTCAAGCTACAAGGCACGACAAATGTTGTTGACTTATCGGGTGCATCTTTAACCTACGATGACATAGAAACAGCAGTTAGATATGCTTTTGATGATGGTGGAAGACCAAAATTAGGGGTAGCTTCAAGTTCAGTCTTGCAGGATATCAGAAAGATTATATTTGATACTTTCAGGTATTCACCAAAAGACATGGCCGGAGTATTACCTTTTGGAGTAAGTTCATCATTAGTGATAAGCACAATGGTAGGGGATATACCGATAATTCCAAGTATGTTCTTAAGCAACACTTCAGGAGCAAAGCAGATTTATTTCTTAGATACAGATTGGATAGAGATGAGAGTTTTACTCGACATGACTTATGAAGACTTGGCTCATACCGACGATTCACAGAAGTTTATGTTGAAAATCTACGAATGTCTTATTATGAGGAATCCAGCTTTCAACAGCTTCATAGACAACATAGCATAAAGGTTTTTTATTGTTTTTTTACCTTATCTTTATTTTTTTTAAATTATTCAAAAAAACAATAATAGCGAGAGCTAAAATAGCGAGAGCTAAAAAATAAATAAATAAATATGGAGGAAAAAAATGACTGATATAGAAAAAACAGCAAAAGATGATGGTGTTACTGTTCATAATCAGAATGTAGAATTAGTCTTTTTCACAGTAACAAAGGCAGCACAAAATGATACACTGACAATTACTGATGCTAAAAAGATCTACTGGGCACATGCCTGTGTTCTTGATAGCTCAAATGACCTGTCAGAAGATACAGTAACAATAGATTACTCAAATGACCCTGGAGAGATTAAGCTTACAAGTGCAACTACTGGAACGGCATACGTGATGGTGGTAATGGAGAGAGAGTAAGGTCATTTAGAACAAAAAAATGGGATTAGCATCGGGGCTTAGAAGCCATAAAGGACCGGCATCTCCACCCTATTCACATGGTCCATACGAACAGGATCAACTGACGATTTTCCAGAAACCTGCAGTAGACAGCTACAAAAGATATGTTTTAGAAGAGAATTTCAACCAGAGACCTATGAAGAATGCAAGTATTGGAGTAAATGCCAATCTTAATTTTGAGATATTGGGCACAAATGTAGCAGAGGCAAATGTGATTCATGACTCAACAAGAGGGGCAATCCAAATGAAAACAGCTGGAGCTAAAGATGACCAGGTGATTATATTACCTCACCTGGACACTAAGCAGACAGCATGGACTGATGTATTATGGGGAACAGAAAACCAAGTAATTTGGGAAGCTGTGATTAGGACTGGTGCAAGCATAGAGGACGTGATAATATGGGCAGGATTGAAGCTAACAAACACACCAACTGTCGCAACAGATGATGATGCGGCTTATTTCAGGTTTGATGGAGGAGTAGACAACTGGGAAGCAACCACCTCAATTGGTGGGACGGATGTAGAGCAAGACACAGGGGTGGCAGTATCAGCAAACACCAATTATTACTTTAGAATTGAGATAGACTCAGACAGAAAGGCACACTTTTTTATAGACAACAAAGAGGTGTATATATCAACAGCCTTGACAAATGACGTGGATTTGATACCTTACGTTGGAATACAATATACAGGATCTGCTGGATCAACAAGCAAGTATTTGTATTTGGTCAAAGAGAAAATTTCAAGAATAATATATGAGTAATTATTTTTTTATTCCTATTTTATTTTTTTTATGGAATTGATTAGCGAGAAAAATAAATAAAAATAGAGGAAAAAATGAAATTTATAAATGAAGGAAAACCAGCTAAGGCAAGACTAAAAGAAGGATCAACATACAGATGGATCACAATAAAAACTGGGCAAGAAATAGAATTGCCAGAGGAATACGGAAGAAACCTCGGTCTTAAGATTTTGGAAAGGCCAAAGGCGGTAAAAAGCAAGGTTGGAAGAAAGGTTGTGGAAACAAAAATTAAAATAAAAAAAAAAGATTACAAAGAAAAGCTTGAAAAAATAAAAGGAATAGGAGAGAAGACCGCAAAGGACATAACTAATGTTTTTCCAACAGAAGAATCTTTGAGAAACGCAATAAAAAAAAAGGAGAAATTGCCTTTTAGAGATGACATAGAAAAGAAGCTAAAAAAGGAATATGGCAAGAGCAAATAATGGGTGTGCATTCGGAAGAGAAACAAGGGTGATGGTGAAAAACATAGAAGAAAATATCAATAATCTCTCTAAAAAAGTGGATACTATGTTCAATCACATGTCAAACAGATTGCCACCATGGGCAACAATCATAATGACCCTTTTATGCTCACTTGTAACAGGACTGATAGTTCATGGATTGATGAGGCAATAAAATGGGAGATTATATAACAATAGATGATGTAAGAAGGACAACAGGGGCAGGCACAGATTTGATAAGCGATGATGACATAACAAATGCGATAGCAGATGTAGAGAAATACACAGAAAGATGGCTCAACTGCAAATTCAAGCCAACATTAAGGATAGATATTTTAGATGGAAATGGCACAATAAGAATATTTACAGACAAAAATCCTTTGTTGTCAATTAGGGGAGTTAAAATAGATGGGACAGCCCTGGACATGGATAAATTAAAAGTCTATAAGGAGAGCGGAAAGATTGAGATAGACTCGTCGCAGACAACAAGCACATTTAAGGAGAAAAGCCAGGCAATAGTCATTAAATATATCCATGGTTTTGTAGATTACAGTGCAACAGAGACAACCTCAACAGCATCAACAACAGCAGGGACAGATGTCTCAATAAGCGTAAGCAGCATAACAGATTTTAGCGATGGGGATTGGATTGAAATCTACGGAATGGATGGACACAGAGAAGTTGCACAGATTAATGCGACACCATCAGGAAGCACGATACAAGTAGATGAGCTTGTAAAAACTCATGAATCAGGAAGCTATATCAAAAAATTAGAAATACCATATGCTGTCAAAAGGTTCATAGAAGTAGAGGCAGGGATATATGTGGCAATCAATGCTATAGGCTCAACCTACAATTTCAATGCAAGTTATAATTTGGGCGAATTTGGTGTTGTAAAGGGAGTGCCTTACATGCACTGGGCAAGAGTATTGGATGCATTGCTAAAGGAAAGGGAGAGAATAGTAGGATCAGAAAAGATGCAGGGGCTATTGAAGCCGAGACCTTACATAGCATTGGCATAGATACTTCACTAAAAAAGCAAGAATATTTATAAATATCAGGAATTTAATAAAAGCAATCCTTATAAGTTCGATATAAACAAATAAATGAGAAAAAAAGGAGGAACAAATGAGAATTTATGAAAGAAGCGATTCGAAAAGGCTTGATTTGAGGCAATTTGAGGTAAACAAGGCTATATCCCAGGAGTTAATCTTTACAACGGCCTCTGTTAACGTTGGAGATACCCTTGCTATAGACAAGACAAATTTCTGCAATTATGCGCAAATCAATCAGATAATAATATACGGTGAAAATTCCACTAACTTTGAGTTTAGGATATTTGAGGAAGACGACAAGAATGTAAAAGACAAGATATATGAAAGTGTAGGGAACAATGTCTACATGAATGACAGGCCAATCAAACCGTTGGAATACCAGGATTTGGATTCAAGTTCAGAACTTCATGCCAGTATAAAAAATGTGGCTGGGTCTGCTTCAACATTCGTAATAAAAATAAAGTATGTTAAGGTGCCTTTGACACCTGATAATTAAAATGAGGGTATGGCCAAGAGATTTCGTAACTCTTGCGATAACAGATGTAAGGATATATGGAGAGCAGATTGGCGGTTGGAGGTCTTTTGATAAATTAGGTTCAGATTGCTCGGGCAGCGATGGGGCAACAAACAGAGTTTTGACTCTCACAAATACACAATTAACAACAAAGATAATAGTATTCAAAGAAGGCACACTGTTGCACCCAAATACTGACTATACAGTGAGTCACAAAGATTCGGGTACGACGATAACATTTTTGGGAAAAGTCTGGAACTCACAAAAAATAGACGGAATTTATGTTTAAGATGAAAATAAATGGATTTTTAATAAGTGTAATTATGATTTGCTTACTGATAGGTTTAGTAAGCGCATGGACTCCTGCTGATAATGTGGACCTTCAAAATTGGTATAATATGACTAATCTAAATTATTTTGATGGGTTGACTATGAAGGGAAACCTAACTATGGACCATGATGTTTGGATAAGAGGAATAGACAATGCAGCAACCGCCTATGTTAATATGTTCAAGGTGAATGACGATGACGAAATTCAGGTCGGAGGGACTCTTGTTGCTGGGAATTATAATTTTGTAGAGGATTCTGGGGTTGTTACCTTTGTTAATATGCCTGTAAGCGCAGCGTCAAGCGATGGGGATGAAATGAGTTATTCTTTTATGGTAGACAGCAACAATATCCTAAAAATATATTCAGAGGCAGATGGAAATGGAGGTGCTGATAATTTTCAAATTATTCTAAGCGGAAATTTAAATGCAAGCGGTTATAATGCAACTGCTGACAATATCTGGATTCCATCTTACTTGTCTACCCATACCAACTCAACCATTGCAATAGCTTCAGCTGGAGTTTGGTATAATGTTACTTTTGATGTTCATGATGACACAATAAAGCAAGGGATAACTCATACTTACAATGATGCAACAAATGATACATTTATAATTATTGACACTGGAATTTATGAAGTTGATTATGGGTTGTCATATATTGATTCAGCTGCAAACCCAACCAACCACGTTGCAATAAGATTAATTAAAAATGGCGAGGTGGCAAACCTAACAGCTGGAGACGAGATAAAGCTGCAATTTATTTCAAGCTCAACAACCGTAAGTATAAAAACAGAATCTACTTACGGAGGCCATCCAACAAGTGCAAATATAAATATATATAGGATAGGTTAAAATGGTAAAAAAAAAACAAAAACTGGAATAATAGTAGGTTTGCTGTTAGTTATTCTTTTATCGGGTGTTGTTTATATTTCCCTCTCAAATAAAGTAAGAATCAGAGTTGACAAGGAAAAAACGACATTTTACATCAAACAATTAGATGAAAATGGTGAACCTTATGGCAGGTGGCTGGTAAGTGCAAGAGAATATAACAAGATTTTTGACGGTTCTTCTTTGATAAGGAGACGCCTAAAGGATACAACTGTTGAAACAATTATAAATAACGAAACAAAGAAAGTTACAATTACGAGAGTTACTCCCTATTACAATGGCGGAATGGTAGTTGATACCTATTCCTTTGATGGAAATATAAAAGACATAGAGCTGTTCCCAATTTATCATACCATTGAATTTTTTAATATGAATACTTGCGGGTCTAAAGGCTGTATTTTTCAATATGAAGTTAGAGACCTGGATTACAATGGGACAACAAGAGTGGCGTCAAGCCCAGAAGTTTTTGGCAAAAGAATGAAGATAACTTTTCAAGATGGTTATTATTATGCAAAGGTATTCCAACAAAAAGGCAGCGATAAATTATTAGTTAGATATAGAATAAAAGAAGACTATAAAAAGATAAACGTAAGAATGTTTGACCCTATAAAAGGCAGTGTTCATCTCAGCAATTTTAGTTCTGGAAATTTACAAAGATGGCTTATAGGTCACTGGATGTTGGATAGTGAGAGCAGTAAAGGGGGAGATACAACTGCAGACCTTACTCCTTATGGAAACGATGGAACTTGCATAGATAGTTGTAGTTATACCGCAGACCGAAAAGGAAAGGAAAATGGGGCTATGAAATTTAACGGTGAAAGTTATGTGAAAATACCTGACACAGATGATTTGAGTTTTGGGAATGGAACAAGCGACAGCCCTTTCAGCATCAGTGTTTGGATAAATATTTGTGAAGGGAGCTCAAATAACTTTTCAATAATTGGGAAAGGGTTGTATAACGAGGCAGGGGAATGGTTTTTTGGACTTGATGAGAACGGAAAAATAACATTTAGGTTGTATGATAATAGTGTTGGGGATTGTTACATAGGCAAAAGGTATAACACAGCCCTTAGTCCTTATGAGAATTCATGGATACATTTAGTTGGGACTTATGACGGTTCAGGCTGGAGTTTGGGAATGGATAGTGTGAAAATCTATTTGAATGGAGTCAGGGTGGATAACTTCCCAGTAGGAAGCAGACCGATATATTATGAAGCGATGGAAAACCTTACACATGATGTATGGATAGGGAGAGATGCGCACTATGCTAACGGCATGATGGGCGACCTGAGAATATACAACAGGGAATTAAGCAGTGAAGAAGCAAAGATATTATACGAAAGCTATAATAACCATAAACTCTCTGTTGGGAGCTTGTATAAAGGTCTTATTTTTGATATGCCTATGAAAGAGAAGTATATGAAAAGCAGCACAGTGGTCTGTGATAGAACTCCTTATGGGAATGATGGCGATGTCAATGGCGTGGAAGTTGGAAGGGATTATACTGTATTTAAAGAAGAGGAAGATTCCATTATTCTTGGGGAAGGTGAACCAACAGATTTGACTGGCTGGTTAAGTCTGAGTGTTTGGATTAGCATTAGGTCGTTTGGAGGAAATGAAAAGGGAAGAATAATAGATAACGGAAAGTTTATCTTGATGGTAGATGGAAGGAAGGAAAAAGTTATGCTTACATCAGATGGAGATAGGTATGCTGGGTCAGAAGACATGGTTCTTACATTAAAGAATTGGTATCATATTGTGGTTGTCAGAAAACCAAATGGTCTCGCTACCTTTTACGTTAACGGGGAAATTAATGGTGAAGAAGGGAGTAGCGGAAATCCAGTAGGAGGTTCCACTCGCACACTCATAGGAAATGATGAAGAATCAATTTACAATTTTGATGGATACATGACAGAAATGAAAATCTATAATAGAATGCTAAGTGCAGAAGAAATAAAATTATTATATGATAAAGGGAGATAAAAATGGCGACTGTAGCAAATGATTTTGAGGATGGTCCTTTAAAGGATTTGGGGGTGGAAGTCACAAGAATCCCAGTGACTGTCACAACAAATTTCAGCGGGCAGAAAACATATTCAGACGGACAAAGTGTAAGCATAACTGTTGTGTTTATGAATCCAAACCAGAATTTTGCGCTGGATAAAAGCGGATTAACAGAAATTTGCGATGCAAAAATGTTCACAAAATCAACAGAGACAATAAATAAATATGATAAGATAATCTTCAATAATAAAACATACAGGGTGGACAGAGTAAATGAGAGGAAGTTTGATGGAGTTACAGCCTTTAAGTCTGTTTTGTTATTCTTGGTATGATGAAAAACGAAATACAAAAACTATTGGATAAGGCAATGTTCAATATAGCGGTCAGGTTGCAAAATGAGCTAATCATCAGCTGCCCAGTGGACACCGGCCGCTTGAGAAATTCCATAAAGGTCAAACCTTACGGAAAGGGGCTGATGATTTGGATGGCAGAGTATGGCAAATGGGTGGAATTTGGCAGCCCTCCACATATAATAAAACCAAAAAACAAAAAAGCCCTAAAATTTGAATGGACTGAAATAGGAGGCAAGAGGGTTGGCAGAGCAGGCAGGTTAAGAATGGGGATCCCAAAATCAAAGTCTAAAGAGGTTCTTTTTAAGAAAGTGAAGCATCCAGGAACTCGACCCACGCCATTTGTCAGAACGGCTATACATACAAAACTAAGAAATATCATCAAGGAAGAGCTAATCAGGGCGGCTGGATAATTCTTCTAAACAATAATATTTAAATAATCCCTTGAGTCATAAAAAATAGACCAAGAGGCCTTTATAAATTTCCAAGAGGAGAAATGATATTAGATATACGGCAGATTAAGCAAGAGCTGGTGGTATTTCTTAGAAACCAGGATATTCTCACAACTTCCCAAAGAGGAGTATCGACAGTAAATGCCACAGGAACTCTAAATGCAGAAGATACAATAACTATTGAAAGAACAAATGTTAAGAACATAAGAAGCATAACTGTGGACGGTGCAATCAAATCCTTTGGAAAAGACTACACAGTAGATTATAACCACTCAGATGGATGTGTAATAACTTTTACATCAGACCAAACAGGTGATTATGTAGTCTCTTATGATTACGGATCAGATAAAATTTACCCAGATTTTCCAAGGGATGATTTGAGTATTGACAGTTATCCCAGGATAGCTGTTGATATCATGAGCATTACAACAGATGCTTTTGGAATTGGAGGAAATGAATTTATTTCAGATTTAACTTTTACAGTGGTGGTTTATTCGAATAATGCTGATAAGATAGACTCTTATATCCAATCAATAAAAGATGCCATGATTGCAAATGCAAAACTTTTCTATTATATAAGTTTTGTAAAGCCGATATTAATAGGGCCTTTGATAAATAGTCCTGATCGAAGTAATGAAATTATGCAAAGAAATGCAGACTTTCAAGGGCTTTTTCAGGTTAATTAGAAAATGGAAAATAAAAAACTTAAAAGGTTGATGACAGATCTTGCAAAAGGAAGAATAACTCAGCCAGAAGTGGATGAGATTTTGAAATCAAAGAAATCAAAAAAGAAAAAATTAAATGCATTAGGAGGTAAAACAAAATCGCACAAAATTATTTGAGTGGAGCTGGTTCTGTTTGTCTATATGCCTTTGAGGACATGGACGGTTGGACCAAACCAGTTACAGAGCACACAAAGAGTGATGAAACCTATATGCCATTTGGCAAGGGTGTTGAAGTAAATGTTACAAGAAGCAACAATGCAGAAAGAATCTGGGGCATTGGAGCAAGGAATGCAGCGGCAACAGTAAACAAGCAGTATGGTGGAACTCTGACAATTAGTGGGGTTCTTTCAAATGCTTACTGGCTGCTGGGGGTTCTCGGAGCAAATGAAGATGGTGGAACACAGGGTGCTTATACCCACACATACACAGAAGCAGATATATTGCCAAGTTTTACAACGACAACAAGCTTTGAATTAGGAACAACAGATTTTACGAGTGATTTAATTGGCTGTGTAATTAACACCTGCACAATCAGCGCGGCAGTAAACGAGGCTTTAAGATTCAGCCTCGATTGTATGTACAGATATGAAAATCTTGGAACTACAAAAATAGAAAATTCAGTAGATGTAGAGCCAATTTTTACATTCGCTCATGGGTCAGTAGAATTGCCAGATTCAACAGTTCTTGCAGCTGTACAAAGTTTTGAATTAACAATTACTAATAACGCTGAGATGGTCTATGGAATTGGGAGCAGGTTTGGAACAGCAGTTGTCGCTAAAAATAGAGAGTATAATTTCACGATGAATATGGCATTTAATGATTACACGAACTTATTGACATATTTTATGAATGGTACAAATTCAGCAAGCGCGCCATCAGAAGGAAGTAATACAGAAACAACTCTTACATTGACATTTACGAATGATGATGGGGATATCTTGGATATCGCCCTAACAGGAGTGGTTCTCAATGAGGAAACATTGCCGCAGAATGTAAGTGAAGTTGTAAAGGAAGATGTAACTGGATGGGCAAGAGCATGCACAAGTATAGTCTACACAAATGATGTTCAAATAGCCCCAAAAGCAGCAGATAATATAGCATGAAAAATCTAAACTCATGGAGGAAAAAATAATGGAAGACCAAATAGAAAAAAGGCAAGTGCCTGATCTGAAATTAGGAGAAAAACAGCAAGTGTGTGACCAGAAGACAGACATTCCCTTGAGGATTAACGGGAAGGAAACAAAGATAACCATTAAAAAGCTCAGTACAGGAATAAGAAACAAAATAAGAAGTGAATGCACCCAAACCAAGATAATCGGCGGACAGCCAAGCGTTAAAGTAGATGACACAGAAATCCAGGAGAAGATACTATCAGCTTGCATAGTGCAGGCACCATTTGATACTTCTTTAAGTGGAATAAAAAAACTTCCTGCAGAAGTAAGTGATTACCTATTTGAGAAGTATAGGGAATTCGCAGAGCCATCGGCAAAAAAAAAAGATTGATTCGGGAAACTCTCAAAGGACATCACTTGGATAATCAAGAGCTTTCAAACGAATACATGTATTGGTTTTTTGCACACCATTTCAAATATACCCCAGAACAAGTAGATAGGCTTCCTTTTGACAGGATGATCTATTTTATGGAGCTTGAGCAAGAATGGATAAAATTGCTTAATATGTCAAACAATTCGCTAAAATGACTTTTAAGGTAGAGGTTCCAATAGAAGTGAAAGGAACTGGTGGGAAAAGTATTAGAGAGAAGGCTGCAGATGATTTCTCAAAACAAGTAAAAAGACTTGTAGAAGGCATTAAAGGAGGAGCAGGACCAGGCAAAGAAGGATTTACTGGAACCCTTGGCAAAGGAATTGGAAAGGCAGTTGGATACTTATCATTAATAGCAATAGTTGTGGAAGGGCTGTCCTTTATGTTGAAGCCTATCATGAGTCTTCTTAAAGTAATTTTGATGCTTTTATTTATGCCTCTTATCCCATTGCTAAAGCCTGTAATAAAGGGGCTGGCTGGAGTCGCAAAATGGATTGCGCCGATTATGAGGAAGATTGCTGTGGGCGTGGAAAGGATTGTGAAAGCAATAGGAGAAGGAGCTACATGGATTTGGGAAAATTTACTAAAGCCAATTTGGGATGGGCTGGTCAAAGCTTTTGAAATATTTAGAGATATAGGGAAGAGGATATGGGAAGAAATCATCAGGCCAGGGTTTGATTTTCTTTCTGATGTTGGAAAATGGATATGGGAAGAAATCATCAGGCCAGGGTTTGATTTTCTTTCTGATGTTGGAAAATGGATATGGGAAGAAATCATCAGACCGGGCTTCAGTTTTTTACTAAATGCAGGAATATGGATATGGGAGCAGATTATAAAACCAGGGTTTGATTTTTGGAAAGATATAGGTGAGAAATTATGGAATTTTATCAAAGGACTTTTTGTCGGGACAATTAGTGTCGGCGAGAAGGTATGGGAAATGTTCAAAGGATTTTTTAGGGGAACGATTAATGTGGCCACAACAGTATGGAACTGGTTTAGGGGATTATTTGGTGGAAAGAGGAGATCATACAGCGTTACAAGAGGTGGCAGTGCTGGGGACTTCATATCGAGGCCTGGGCAACCCCTTCAAAAATTCTCTCCTCAGGACACAATTATAGGAGTGAAAGACCCGTCAAAAATCATTGGGGGAGGGTCAATAACAATTAACATTAATAATCCTGTGGTCAGGCAAGAGAGAGATATCAAATCCCTGGCAAATGAAATTAGCAAAATTTTACAAAGGAAAATGTCTGGGAGGATTGCAAGTGGATGAAAAAATAGTCAAACAATTAAAAGAATTAAATAGAACAGCAAGCTCAATTAGAACATTCATAATAGCAGAAACCCAATTAATAAAAACACTTGTTTTGGAAATACAGAAACAAAGAAGGGATATTCAAAAAAATAAATCTATGGAGGAAAAATGGCAAGCATAGGAGGAAAAGATTTAGGAACAGTTAAAACTGAAAGTTCAACAAAGTCTTCGAATTTGTTTAATCAGCCTCTCCCATTTTCAGATAGCGACGCCTCTCTGATTATGGACTTAATGGGAACCACAAGGACAATTACAATTACTGGAGTGAAAACAGGGACGATTGGCGAGCTTCGAACATTTGTTGAAGATATAGAATCTTTACAGGATGGAAAACAATCAGGTCTGACATTTGTCAGTTCCTGGACAAATCAAAATAAAACTGTTCTTATTCAGGAATTTACACACGACAAATATGAAGCAGATGAAAATAAAATAAACTATACATTAGTGCTGTTGGAAGGGACGGCATTATAATCTGAATCTAAAAAATGAAAAAAACAAGAATAGACATAAATTCTATAACAATCAAAGACAGCGATGGTTTTCCTGATCCAAATCTTGTGATTGGATGGGAGTATGAGAAAATAGATTCTAATGCCATTTCTGAGATTGAGATAACCATGCCAAAGAATGTAATCAATAAGGTAGACATCACAAACGGCCAGACATTAGAGGTATGGGGAGGGAATACAACAAGCACAGATAAAAAATACTTCAATGGGTTTGTGGATGATATAATTCCAGAAGGTGCAATAATCAGGATAATTGGGAAAAACAAGATGATAGATCTTGTGAAAAGAAATGTTAACCATGTTTATGACAGCAGCATAGACGCGAGCGCGGGAGAAGTAAGCGAGATCGCGAAGGATTTGATTGAAACTTACGGTGGAATGACCGCAAGTGTTCAAAGTTCTGGAACTGAGGATGGAAAAAGGATTGATCAATTCAAATGTATAAACACAGACATATTTGAAAGGTTAGTGGCACTAAAAAAAGCATTGGATTGGCAGATATGGTACGATGATGAGAATGACATTGTTCATTTTGAGCCTATAGGGTATACAAATTCAGGGAAAACTTTGACAACTGGCGTAGAAATAGTGGGCATACCTCAATGGGATTATGATACAGCAAATATGATTAATGATTTGAGGGTGGACGGTGCTTCAACTCAGACAGACATATCAGAAAATGGACAAATAGGAGTGACAGAAGGATATACAACAACAGGCATTACATTAACCAACACACCTGATATTGTCGAATTATATATGGATGGGAATAATCCGCCTACAACCCAGAGAGTTGGGGGAACAAAAGATGCCAGTACAGAACATTTCTATTATGTAGACAGGGAGAATAAAAAAATTATGCCAAAAACAGGCACAACCTTTCCTGAGAACCATTACGCGATTGTCAATTACACGTGGTCTGCGCCAGCCCCAATTCACATGATTAATCAAAAGAGCATAGATTCTTATGGGAGGTTCCAAAAACAAATAGAGCTGTCTGACATTAGTTCTGTGGCAGATGCAGAGTCAAGGGCGCGGAGCATACTGAACAGAAGATCCGTGCCATTTATAACAGGGAAACTTCTGGTTAAGAGTTCAGATGTTCCAAATATAGGCGAAATGGTAGAAATTGTGGATAATATATCCCCAAAGAATCCAAGTGGAAATTATGTTGTTGGTAAGATTACATACAAATGGCCTTCTCCAGTGGAGGTGATAGAGGTTGGAGATGCTGCATGGAGATTGGAGGATTGGCAGCAAACAACAGAGGAAAGATTAAAAAGATTAGAAGAGCAGTTCATCAGGAATCAGGATATTCTCTTGGAGTTGGTTAGCATTCAGAATACCCAGGATGAGAATTTTTTGAAGCCGACTCCAAGATACAGGGCAGTATACACAAGGGATATCAGGGATGCAGGTGGGGAGTACTCATTTATTCTCGGGCATCCAGATGCAGGTGTGCTTGGAGTAAACAAGCTTGGGGACAGAAGACAGGCAGAAGTATTGAATTTCATTCAACAACATGAAAATGTTTATACCGAGGAATTCATTGATGATGATTTCAATGATTCAGACAATGGAAACGCAAGCTGGAGCAATACAGGAAGTGTGACCTTTACAGCAGGACAAATTGCCCAATCAAAACCCATTGATTATAACAATGGAACGATAACCACTGCAAAATTGAGCGCAACAGAAGTTTCTGGGAGCTTTGATTATGAGATGACTGCCGACGGAACAAATTGGGAATCTGTCACATCAGGCATTGCTCATGCATTTACGAATACTGGGACAGATTTAAGGTGGAGGGCGACTGAGAACAATGGCTCTACTGGTGAAATTTCAAAAATTGTTATTCAGGACTATCACTAAACAGAAAAAATGGAAAAAAGACCATCAAACAACAATATTTAAATAAATAAAAGTGAAAACAATTACAAGAAGATGGATAGATTAAAAAAATTAATGAAACCTTATGATTTGGGAAAGCATTTTACAGATCATGGAATAGCTGCTTTAAGAACGAAGCTGGAAACAAGTTTAAGGTTTTATAACGAAGAAGAAGACAAGCCAGTAAAATACCCCATTGAAATGATTATGCTGGGGTTTCCTAAATGGAAGGTAAAATCAAGGGAAGAATTATATGGCAGGATAATTGAGCTTGCCCACTTATTGGATTTGGGATTGGAAGAGGAAATCATAAAAGAAAAAATAAATGGAAAAGAGAAAATAAACAAGAAGCTAAAAATAAAGGAGAAACAGACGGCAGGTCAAAAAAGGATGAGTGAAAGAAACAAAAGAGGTGCAATATAACTATGGGAACAGGAAATGTTGTAACTAACAATGGCTTGAAATTGGCTTTAAATCGTATTTTCAAGGCTACACCAGATTATTCAGCGCCAAGCAAATTTAAGATAGGAACTGGTACAACAACTCCAACAACATCTGATACAGACATAGAAAACGGTGTTAGTATAAATGGCGGGGCAACGAAATCGTTTGTGTCAGGATATCCTATTTTGGATGAATCTAATCTGCAGGTTACAATCAGGTGTTTTTTGAATAGCGTTGAGGGAAATGGCAATAATCTCACAGAATTTGGAATTTTCAATGAGGATAGCACTCCCCTAATGTATTCCCGAGCAGTATTCACATCAATAACTAAAAGCAATGTTGTGGAGATTGCGTTTGTCCAAAAAGATAAATTCACATAAAATAAATGATGTTCAAATAGAGGATAATATAACATTTCAAAGAGGATAGGAGGTAAATGAATAATGGTATATCAAGACGGTGACGTGTTGTATGGAGATGATTTACAAAAACTGTTAAGTAGAAAATTGGAAAATCAAATACAAATAATAAGGCAGGAAGCAGGACAAAGCTTAAGTCTATATGATTGGGATAAGAGTTTTGGTGATACTTTCAGCGATAGCACAGGTTATTTTAATACTGTGGATACAGGAAATACAACTGCCATTTTTGACACTAATAAATATACTAACGGAGAAATTGACATCTCTACTGCAAGTTATGACAATAAAAGCTTTAGTGTAGGTTCTCAAGATACCGTTCCAATGGGATTATTCTTTAAATCTGATGGAACAAAGGTTTATATAGTTGGAAGTGATAGTGATAAAATCTACCAATACTCTCTATCTACAGCTTGGGACATCTCTACAGCTAAAATCTACCAATACTCTCTATCTACAGCTTGGGACATCTCTACAGCAAGTTATGACAATAAAAGTTTTGATGTAAGTTCTCAAGATACCGTTCCAACAGGATTATTCTTTAAATCTGATGGAACAAAGGTTTATATAGTTGGAAGTGATAGTGATAAAATCTACCAATACTCTCTATCTACAGCTTGGGACATCTCTACAGC